AAAATTTCTATTAACAAATAAAAATGTAGACACTAGCAGTATAGAAGTAACTGTTTACGAAAACAATGGAGCAAACTCTGCAGTTTTTGCTAAATCAGATACATTATATGGTCTTAATCAATCTTCAAACGTTTACTTTTTACAAGCAGCACAAAATAATCTTTATGAAATTGCCTTTGGTGACGGTTTATTTGGTAGAGTTCCTTTAAATGGAGCTACTGTTAGCATCAATTATAGAGTTTCTAGTGGTATCAATTCTGATGGCATAACTTCATTTACTCTTGTTGATGATCTTAGTAATTCAAATCCAAAAACAATTGTTCCACAATCAATAGTAGTTAATGCTAATTCAGCAGGTGGTGCAAATCAAGAATCTATAGACTCTATTAAATTCAGTGCACCAAGATATTTTGCAACTCAACAAAGAGCTGTTGCAAGTGATGACTATGCCTCTCTTGTGCTTGCCAATTTCGGCGGTGTAGTTTCTGACGTTAACGTTTACGGTGGTGAAACAGTAGAACCTAAAAAATATGGTAGAGTAATATTAGTTGTAAAACCAGCTAATGGAACTATTGCTCCAGATTATGTAAAAAATCAAATTGCAAATTATCTTAAAGATTATATTGCTCTTCCAAATAGAGTTGAAGTAAATGACCCTGATTATTTTTACGTTTCCGTTGAATCATATATTCAATATGATAACAAACAAACTACAAAATCAATAACTGAAATTCAAACGGCTGTTTTAAATTCTATGATAGATTATAGTACAAATAATCTTGAATATTTCGGTAATGATTTTAGATTTAGTCGTTTTTCAGCCGACATTGATAATGCTGATCCAAGTATTGTAAGTAATCAAACAAATATTAGGCTTGTAAAAAGATTAGCTCCAAAATTAAACTATGCTACTTCTTATAAGCTTGATATGAATAATGTTATTTACTATGAAGGTCAAACAATAGATGCTGGTGTACCTCATACAGAATTGTACATTTCAACTTTTGACACACACGTTGAACATGCTTCTGTTATATCGGATAGATTCACTTGGGTTTCAGAAGATGGGACAAATTATGAATTGAGTTATATTGCTGATGATGGTGCTGGTAACCTTAAAATATACACACTAATTCAACAAAATATCCAACCAATTTATACAATTGGATCTGTCGATTATACAAATGGAATTATTCAAATTAATAGTTTATTAACTTCTTTTTATTCAAATTATATAAACCTCTATGTGAGAACAAGAGATTCAGATATCTATGCTAAAAACGATAAAATTATATTAATAGAACCAACTGATGTATCATTAGTCGTAACGGAAGTTAAAAGATAATGGATTTTCAAACAGAAAAATTCGTTTCAAATTTTGTTAGAAGTCAGTTTCCCGCTTTCTACAATGAGGAAGGTGAAAATTTCATTTTATTCATGAAAGCTTATTATGAGTGGATGGAAGATTCTTGGGGTGCTGAGGGTGATGGTTATGGTGGACCAATAAAAGAAGCTAGAGAACTTTTTGACTACAGAGATATCGACAATACAATTGAGAAATTTTTAGAATTTTTTCAGAGAAAATATCTTTATGGTATCCCGTTCAATGTTATTTCAAACAAAAGATTTCTCTTAAAACATATCCTTGATGTTTATCGTTCGAAAGGTACTGTTCAATGTTATCGTTTGTTATTCAAACTTCTTTACAATCATGATATTGATGTTTATCTTCCAGGTAATGATATTTTAAAACCTTCTGATGGTACTTGGATCGAGCCAAAATATATTGAAGTAACAGCAAATGAAAATTTGATTAATTTTATTGGAAAAACAATTGTTGGTGTTTCTAGCGGAACAACAGCTGTTGTTGAAAATTTTATTAAAGAATCTTATAACAGAGACACAATCAATTCAATTTATCTTTCTAATATTTTACCTCGTGGTGGTAATTTCACAATTGGTGAAAAAATTGTATTAGACGGTCAAATAGGAAACACAACAGCTGTTACTACAGCGCCTACTGTTCTTGGTTCTTTAGATAAAATTTCAATCATCAATGGTGGACAAAATTTTAACATCGGCGATGTTATTAAAATTGTGCATAAAGATCTCGCAAATGATGATGTGATTTCTTATGGCGTTGAGGGGTTGTTAAAAGTTTCTAGTGTTGGTGTTGGTTATGGTTCTTTAAATTTTGATATTGAAAATGGTGGTTTCGGCTTTGAGGCTAATGCGGAAACATTTGTTTATAGAAATGACACAACTGGTAATTACGCTTCTTTTGATATTGGATCTATTTCTAATACACAGCTAATTCAATATAACACAGATTTAATTTGTGATTATGCTAATTTACAAATTGATGCAGCTTCTTATGGATTTCCAGCAAACACTGGTGCAAATTCAACATCAAATATTGGAATAGCATTTTCTTATACAAACAATATTTTTGGAACCATAAGTTCTTTGACAAACATTAAAACTGGTAATGGATACACTCAACCCGCTAACGTTTTTGTTAGATCTTGTCAATTTTCAAAAGTATTACAAGGAAATATTTCTTATTCTACTACATCAAATACTGTAACTGGAACTAATACCATATTTACTTCTATTTACGCAAATAATGATGTAATTTACTTACAAGCAAATAGTACTTTAAGTACAACAATTGAACTTGCTGTTATTAAACAAGTTGTAAATTCAACAAGTATAACTTTGTACGGACCTCCAACAAAAAATTCAACTTCATCAGCGCAATATAGAGCAGCTCCAGCAATTTTACCTTCTAACTTTGCTTTATATGAACCTTACATGTACAGAGTAGATGGTTCAATTAATGGTTTAAATGAATCAATTGAAGCATTAGCTTCTTCTGGTAATAATGTTATTTCTGAAACCTTAGCACTCAACTCTGGTAAAGGTTATGTTGATGGTGAAATAGTTCAAGCTTATCTTTACAGCGGTTTGTCTAATAATGTTCTTATAGCAAATGGTGGTTCTAACTATACTAATGGCGATATTGTTATTTTCTCTGGTGGTAGTGCTGGCACTTCAGCTACTGGGTATATCTCAACCGATGGTAGCGGAACAATTAATCTATTAACTTTAACAAATCCAGGATCTGGTTATACTGATCCTCCTATTGTTAGCGTAAAATCTTCAACTGGTAATGGAGCTATCATAAGCGTTGAGCTTTCAGAATATAATACAGCCGCTGAAGTAGTAGGTAGAGTTATAAAAACTGGTGTTGGTAGAGCTAGAGGTTTTTGGACAACAACAAGAAGTTTCTTAAATTCAGATAAATATATACAAGATAGCTATTATTATCAAGATTATTCATATGAAATTAAAGTTGCAGAAACTCTTGATAAATATAAAAATGTGCTTTATAACACTTTCCATAGCGCAGGTTCAGAATTGTTTGGAAAATATCTATCAATCAATACCGATGGATCACAAATTTCTATTCTTTCAGAACCAACACAAGCAAGCATTTCATAAAGGTTAATAATGGGTAAGATACTTCCATCATATAAAAAAGCAATTTACGATGAAATAGTAGATAGTATCGTATCTAATACATCATATTATTATGCTTTTGCTGCAAATCCTGTACCATACGTTTCTACAGCTCCAGATGTTGCTAATAACGATTATTCCACTATGTTTATAAATGACTGGCAATTGTTATTTGGTAAAAAACTTGCTAATTCTAACTTTTTTCCAGTAATTACAAAAAATATTTGGACATCTAATAGCATATATGTTCGTTATGATAATACTTCTAATACCATGTATGCAAATAGTAATTTTTACGTTATTTGCGAACCAGCTTCTGTTGGTGGAGCATATCATGTTTACAAATGTATCGATAATGCAAACGGTTCTCCCTCTACAGTTGATCCAAGCTCAATTGGAACTCCTACACAGGCTACAACATTTCAAACTGGAGACAACTATAAGTGGAGATATATAACTTCTATCTCTAATCAAATTTATACAAATTTTGAAACTCAAGATTATTCTCCAATTTATCCAAATAATAGTATCGTTTCTGGCGCTTTCACCTATTCTGGTGTAGAAGTCGTTATGATAACTAATCCTGGATCTGGTTATGCAGCATATGCAAATGGAATAGTTCGAAGTGTTGTAAATTCTACAGTTATTGAAATTGCATCAAATTCTTCTGGCGACAGTCAGTTTTACACAAACAGTGCAATTTATATCTATAACACAATTGCTGCAACTTCACAAATAAGAACAGTTTCTGGTTATGTTGCAAATACTAGTGGTAAGTGGGTTTATCTTGATACACCAGCTAATACAACAAATATAACACCATCAGTTACTCAGTATTATATTTCACCAAAAGTTGTTTTCGAAACCGATGGCACAGCTCCTGCTGCATATTCTGTTGTAAACACTACAACCAATTCTATATCAAGTGTGATTATTCTTGACATAGGATCTGGCGTTTCAAGAGCAAACGTTTCTATTCAAAGTAATACAAGTTATGGTTCTGGAGCGAATCTTTATGCTATCGTCCCGCCTCCAGGTGGTCATGGAGCTGATCCAGCAACAGAATTAGATATGAGGGGTATCGGTATATATTTCACATTTGCTAATAATGAAAGTAATACGATTATTACCTCTAATGTCAATTTCAATAAAATTGGATTGATTAAAAATCCATACGAATTGGGTAATAACGGTGTAAAATCTGCAACACAATACATATCGAACACCTTTAGTCAGATTATGAGTGCTAATGTTTCTCCATCTTATACATTTTCTATCGGGGAAACTGTCACTGGTCTCACAAGTAATGCTAAAGGCACTGTTGCATATTCGAACAGCACTCAAGTTTTTTTAACTGGCGACAAGTATTTCATTAATGGAGAAGGTGTTGCTAATGGCGCTGGTGTTTTGGTTGCAAATATAACAATTAATACGCTAGGTGACATCTATGCAACAGACATAAAACCTCTTTATGTGCAGAATATAAATAATGTAAATCGTTCTAATACTCAAACAGAATCATTTAAGCTGGTAATTCAAATTTAACAGGGAAGAAAATGCCTTTAACAACTGATTTTAACGTATCTCCTTATTTCGACGATTACGATCCAGCTAAAAATTTCTATCGTATTCTTTTCAGACCTTCTGTAGCTGTTCAAGCTAGAGAATTGACACAATCACAATCAATTATTCAAGCTCAGATCGAAAGATTTGGTGATCATATATTTAAAGACGGCGCTATTGTTTCTGGATGCGATCACCCAACAACCATTCCTAATTTTGATTATGTTAGAGTTGCAGATACATTTACTGCTAATGCTAATGCATTTGTTACTGACATCACTAGCGATTATCTTCTCGTTGGCGCCACATCAAACGTAAGAGCTGTTGCTATTGTTGCAAAAAGCGGTTCATTAATCAATTATCCTGATACCAATCGTTTTTATGTTAAGTACACACAAAATGGCTCTAATAATGAATACGTATTCACTTCTGGTGAAACAATTCAAATTTATGCTAATACAAATAAAACTGGTAATACAGCTTTAGATGCAAACAACCTTATCAACACCATAAGCGTTCTTACAACCAATGCTACAGTAAATGCTACTGGTAAAGGGTACGGAATTACTCTAGATCCAGGTGTTGTTTATCAAAAAGGTTTTATGCAAAATACAGCATCTCAAACCATTGTTGTTAAAGACTACGATCAAAATGTAGCTGATTATGTTGTTGGATTTGAAACTGTTGAACAAATTGTAACGGAAAATAACGACAGTTCATTATTAGATAATGCATTGGGATACAGTAATGAAAATGCCCCAGGTGCACACAGATTAAAATTGACACCTACGCTTGTTGCCAAAACTAGAACAGAAGCTGCTAATAGTGAATCTTTCTTTAGCGTATTTGAATTTTCTAACGTAACAAACGAAATTGCTATCAATAAGCAAAAAACACCTTATGATATACTTGCAGATGTTTTCAATCAAAGAACATATGATGAATCTGGCAATTATGTAGTTAAGCCGTTTTTAACAGAAACTGTTGAGGGACCAAATACTTCTTCTTTCTCATATCAGGTTTCTTCTGGTAAAGGATTTGTTCTTGGCTCTGAAATCGAATA